CCAATTGTTACTGCCGCAGCAATAACAGCAAAGTCTACGACTTTTTCAAGAATGTATGGAGTCCGCGCCGACGCTGGTTGACCAGCAGTAGGGGCGGCTGCAGCGATTGTAGCCATAATTTATTTTCCTTTCCTATCTATTAGTCAATCACGTAGTAGCCAGTACCTAGAGTCTCGGTACGCAGCGTCTTGCGACCAAAAAGGTGCAAACCACGAGTTTTGTCCCCAAAGAAATCTTCTGAACGAAGCACTTCAGTTTTTGCAATCTGCGATGCAGTTGCAGTAGACGACATATGACCGAAAAGGATCGAATTGGTTGCAGAACTCGCAGCCGGTAGATTTCGGGACATATAGCAGCGGAAACCTCGGATAAGTCCTTCGGTTACGCGGCCATTACGAAGTTTAGAATCGCTATCGCTTGAGAAGTCACGATCCAAAAGTTTCGAGTTTTCGTCTTCCATAATTTCCCAGAAGTCTGGGGGAGCAACGAACCAACGGTTATCCTCTGGTGCGTCTTGATCGTTAAGCTGGCGACGGGCACGAGCCATCATGCGGAGAGGGGAAACCTCACCAGCACCATAGCCAAGGTCCATAGCAGCAGATGTAGAAGTAATATCACCAGTTGACGTAGCAGAGTCAGAACCGACAATATTACCTGATGGAGCCTGACCACGCATATAGGAAAGAACAGCTGAGTCAAAGGTGTTACGTAGCGAGTACGCAGCAGACCCAATTGCCATATCCGTCCAATTAATGTGGGCAACCTTAGCTTCAATGTCATCAACAGCAAACTGGAAATAGTTTGCCTGATCAACAGTCAAGGTTAGCTGATCATCAGCAAGTTGTTCAGTATTTAGGCTCAACCCTCGTGTGTAAGCCGTAACACTAATGGTTGGTTCTTTAATAATACGAACTGTATCACCAAAGTTAGCAATTTCACCGAAATAATCGGTGTTAGTAATGTCTGATACAACAGCAACTTTTCTAAGAAACTTTTGTACATTTTTAGAGTAGATTTCAGGGATGAAATTACCTGATGGCAGATTGTTCCATCCTCCTGTATTAGCTACAGTCATTTTTATTTCTCCTTAATTAAATTATCCATTAATAATCCGCCCTTCTTTAATTGCCAAATTAAGGTCATCTTCGAGAGCTTCATATTGTCCCTGAGTCATGTTCTGAATCTCAGATCGTTTATAAACTCGCCCTTGTGAATTTTTAACGGATTGTCCGCTATTTGTTGGTACAAGGGAAGCTGCGGCTTTTTTATTTACATTATTGTTTCTGGTCTTGCCGCTTGAACCTGTTTCAGCTAAATAGAAGTCAATTTTTTCTGATAACAAACCTGCATCATCTGGGTTTTCATAAATCTCGTCTTGTGTCTTTTGAGATTTACTTGCTGCCCATTCATGGAAAGCATCACTTGTAGTAATCTCTTCCCAATTAGAATGTCTACGCAATAAAGCTTTCTCTGCCGCACTACGCTTAGATTCATTATCTTTTTCTATAAGAGTGTTTTTAAGCTTCGCAATTTCTTTGTCGCGTTCTACTGACTCTCTTCGGATCAGACTATTAACAAGATTATAGGCATCAGGTTGATCGGTAATGAATTGTTGCAACGCTTCATCAGTTAAGAGAGGCCCAGATGGGGTAGTCTCATCGAGTTTAGCCCTCATAGTGGCTAATTCATCCTGGTACTTATTTTCAATGTCCGCTTTTTCTTTTGCTGAGAACTTACGAAGGTTAGCATAACGTGAGGCCCAAGTCTTTTCGGCCTTACCTAATCCTTCATCATTAGCAGCAGCGGCAATTTGCTTGTCTTCTTTCTGTTCTTCTGTTTCTTGAGTAGCTTTAACATATCCTCCACGAGTAGTTAAGACAACATTATCATCTTGTTCCGCTTCAGACTGGTCGGCACTCTTGTACATTTGACGTTCTACATTAGACATTTTATATTCTCCATGTGGGGCCAATAGTAGGGTAGCCACGAGAAATATTCTCAGAGAGGGGCCAATTTAATTCAACTGGGTAGCCTCCCAAACTATTGTGTTAAATTCTTAGTTGAACAAGTGTTTTCTTAGGGGGTGGGATAGTCTCCAGTAAGTCCTCAAAAAACTTCTCTCCAAAATGATCAACTATGTGTTTGGGAATTACGTATTCCCCTTCAGAAAGGTTGCGTAGTAAATCGTCTGCAACCCCTGCATTGGGTGGAGATTTTCCTTCCTTAGACCGTCTATTGACTAAGCCACCTTCTGCGTAATTTTCACGAACGCGGACTAAATCCTGACGTTCTTTTTGTTTCGCGTAAAAATCTTTTTTATCTTCTGCTAAATTATAATTCGGTAGTGGTGGATCTTGTGACTCTGATCCTGCACTAGAACCGGGAGTAAAGGCTAATGGAGCAAGAGCAGGTGTTTCAATATCAATATCTGTATCAATATCTGCAGGCAGTCTATCAACTAATCCACCTTCAGCATACCCACGCGCATCTTCATAATCTCTACGACTACGAATAAATTCTTCATGTTCTTTCAGCTTTTGATTATAATTCTCACGGGTACGAATAAAGTCTTCACGTTCTTTTCTTTTCTCGTAATAATCTTTTTTCGCTTCCTCTAAATTATAATTAGGCGCTGGGCCTTCTGCTTCTGGGGGTAAATTTGGATTAGAAACTAAGGGAATAGTACGGGGCTCTAGATCAGTAGGTAGTCTATCAACTGGCCCACCTCTAGCATATTTATAAGGATTACGTTTAACTAGGCCACCTCCAGCCATATCAGCATAAGGATCATCATCCATAGCAGCTTGGGCAGCAGCTTCACGCTCCTCAGCAGCTTGGGCAGCAGCTTGGGCAGCAGCTTCACGCTCCTCACGCTCCTTTTGCATTTCATCTGCATAATCAGCCTCAGCCCTAGCCTCAGCCCTAGCCTTTTCCTGATCTTCTTCATCTTGAGCTAATTGATAAGCCATATAATCTTCTTCTTCAGTTATAGGCTCAGGAGCACGAGGAACTAGAGGAGGAGGAGGAGCAATAGGAGCAGGTACAGGCTCAGGTACAGGCTCAGGTACAGGAGCAGGTACAGGAGCAGGTACAGGCCCAGAACGAGGACCAAGAATAGCAGGAGCAGAAGCAGGACGAGGACCACTCCCAAACATATCATCGGTTATGAGTGGTCCTTCTGTAATATCGGGACGAGCAACATTAGGTATTGCTGAAGAAATCATATCAATACCAGTAGTAGCTTGTTCCCCTTCCTTTAAATTATAATCAGGACCAAGCTCCTGCTCTGGAGCAGTCTTAACCGAAGGAGCATCAGTTGCGCTACGTGCAGGATCTGTATCCAGCCCTAATATATTTGCAAGACCTCCTCCAGCATCAGCTGTAATATTAGCAACAGCTTGTTCAATACCTTTTCCTATATTTATCCCTCCAGCAAGCATAGCATTGAAAAAATCTTCAAAAGTAGTAAAACTTGATTTTGACTCACCATATTTCGGGGCGAGAATCATCTTTCTTTCACCATCAACCCAGCCCCATACTTTTAAGCGTTTAAGTTCTGGATCCCATACTCCATCTGGATTATTAGGATCAGTCATTGCCTTTTCATAAATTTCTTCAGCTACTCTATCGTCTTCAGCTTGTTCTAATTCATATTCTTGGGCCCAAGCCTCATATTCTGGGTGACGATAATCACTACGATCTATTATTTGTGACTCAGGAGTAGGAGTAGTAGAAATAGTAGGAGGCCCAGGCTGAGCATCTCGATATGTAGGTGCTTCCGGTTGGGGATATGAACCTATTGGTCCTGCAGAATCAATCGCAACCCTTGCTCTACGACCTCCATCAGTACCCCTTGCACCTTCAGCACGAATTCGTGGTACGGTAGCATAATATAAACCACCATTAACATCACGGTATGCATTTAGACTTGTGATACCTTGATTTCTAAGATTTTGTGTAGCGTTAGTATCTAGTTGATCTCCACCTGCCATTGATGGTGTTGACGTTGCTGCTACTGCCTGAGCAGATCCTGGTGATATAGTACCATCGCCACTAGATGCATCTTGTTCTGGAGCAACCCATTGAGTATATCGTGATTCAGTACCTGCTGGTGGAGTACCCCTAACCCATCCTGGTCCTGGCGTAAATCCACCAATACTAGCCGTCCATGTCTCTCCTGTAGATGGATTATAAAATGGATCAAACGCCTGAGTAGAAATCCCACCTGAGTGAGTAAATCCTGGGGGTGTTCCTCTTTGTTGCTCAGCCATGGGTATCATCCTGTTTGTTATTAGCAAATTCGTTTTTTACAGTGTCAGATAAGGCTCTTAGTTGATTAATCAATTTCATTTTCCCTTGTGCCTGATATAAGTCTTGATTATTAGCGGATGTATCTTGAATACCCCTCTGTAATTTTTCTAATTCATCTAGATAGAGCAAAAAATTAGGCCAATCAGGAGAGTGGGCTATGTTATTGAGGCTGGGGAGGAGGAGCTTGGATATTGCCACCATTATCTCCTTCATTTCCAGAGAAGCCACTCTCTCCCGGTAGTTTTACATTAGCTGGGCTTATATTACCATTTCCTGTACCAGTTGATCCACCCGGTTCTGCCATACCACCAGCCATTAAACCACTAGGGCCTAATGGTCCACCTTGATCAAGTGGTCCACCCTGACCACCTGGACCACCCATGGCAGATGCTTTACCAATAAGTTCAGCAATTACCTTCGCTTGATCAAGATCATTAATAACTTCTTCTGGATCTAGGTCTTGTGAATATGCATATTCTTTTAACAATGGCCCTGGATTAATCCACGGTGCTAACATAGGATTACCAGTTAATTGTAAGAACTGTTGAATCCTTTGACTACGAACTTCCTTCTGCATCAGAGCATCAGTACCTAGAGCCTTAACTTTTAGATCACCCTGGATACGTACATCAGGATTGAATTGCATATTCCAGTAATAGAATCCCTCTCCAAGAGGCTTCAAATGATAATCATCAATGTTCTTAACAACTGTCTTAATATTAAGAGCGGCTGCACCCATAAGCATTGACATACCAGCAGCAGTACGAGTAGTACTCTGAACTCTGGTTTGTCCATGACTATAGGACGGGATGCCAGTCTCTTCGTCAGCAATCTGACGCCACTTATCAAACATGGCAAGATTTTCTGTTGTAGTAGACGGAAACTTAATTCCGTGTATTGCTTGTCCCGGTGCACCAGACTGGCGACGGAAAATCTTACCTGGATAAATATCAGTAGGCTGTCCTGGTACAAGAGCAGACTCATCAATATCAAATATCAAGTTGCCTGATAAAGCAAGGTTATCAATAGCCATACGTGCATGGCCATTCATCAGCATAGTGCTGTCAGCCATATTCTCAGGGACACCAACACCAAAGAATTCATGTGGGTCACGTTCGTATGGGCAACAGTGATAAGGAAGACGTTCAGGTTCAAATGGGTTAATGACCATACGCAATAATTGATTATTGCATACCCAGATATTAACCTGTACTTCGTCTAACTCGGTAAGTTCTTCAATTCCGTCCATACCCATTTCAAGAGCAATAGACTTATCTAGTGTACCCCAATACTCAAGTACTTCATAGCGTGTCTCTTCTACCTGATCATCATTGTCATCATACCCAAGACTATTTTCATAGTGCTGCTTAACATAATTTGGACCTTGAGAAATTGCAGTATCCAAAGCACCTACATTAAAGTATGGCATTTTACGTAGACGACGAAGCATACTCTTCGTCATTTTGTGACGTTCAATAAAATGATCTAAGTCAAAAGAATCAGTAGCACCAGCATCTGGGAAAGCGTTCCAAACAGATACATGAGAAATAGCAGGTATTAACTTTGTTTTAGGTTCATACTCTTTCTCAGTTTCCCCATCTTCACTAACAACCATTCGCCATGCAGGGACAATTTCAGTTGTATTATATGGTCCTTTAATAATTCCAGTACCATATAAACATAGTTCAAAGTTAGATTTACGAAATTCTCTTGATGCTTTAGTTTCTGTTAGTTGATCCTTAATAGTTTTCTGCATTTCTATTGCAGAAGCCTTGGCAGGACTAACCTGTGATTCATCTGTTGGAGCAGGTCCAGGTTTAAACTTAGCAACTCCCTCCATAAACTTCTGACGTAATCCCCCTAGGAAATGCATAGGAGGAATATTTTCATTCTCTCTCTTGCCATCCCCAGGATAACCAAAGTCTAGTTCTGGATTTAGTTCTGTAAGCTCTTCTTCTGGTGCATCCTCTTTAGCCACATGGGCGTATTCTGCAACACCCTCTGGGCGTTCAGTTGCAAATACTCCAATTGGAAATTTGCCACTACCAAATAATACTTCATTAATCTGGCCATAGGCAGCTAAAGTTTTAGACTTGGCAATCTTAACAAAGACCTGAGATTTCTCATCTCTACGTAAGTTACGTTGAGCATTAACAATCCCACGATAATCTTCATAGGCCGTTAGATGACGAGCCTCAGAGGATAGCTTAGCAGTCTTGGCTCGTTCGTAACGAGTTAAGACTACACCTATAACAGCAGGAACATTTATATCAGAGTTTTCCTGCTCTTTAATAGACTTTTTTATATCCTCTGGTTCGATGCCTTCTACACCACCAGAATATGCTACTACAGCATCCATAGGTTAGTGCTAGGTTACATTACGATAAGAGGCTTTCTTATACACCTTTGCAAGCGAATGATCTTCTGCCATACGCTTAAACTCATTATCATTCTCAGCAACACTCTTAGTGGGATAAGCCTCACTAAAATTACTGGTATAACCCTTCGCAAGAGGCTTAGTCTTAGTATTACGATGATCATAACCAGCTTTCATATCTGGATTGAATGAACCGGCAGTGCGACCATCATCAATTTTAAAATTAGGCATATTAGGTATCCTTATTTAGTTTTTAATTTTGTAGCTTTAGTTTTAGTTAGTTTATTGGTTTTAGGTTTAAGTTTACCAGTTTTTTGTAACTGACTTGTAGCTATTGCATAAGCAGCACTCTTAGATTTACCTTTTTTTGATAATTTTTTAACAAGATCTTCTAAAATTTTTGGCATATTTAATAACCAAACTTAGTATCTACTAGTGTAGGTTGTTCTAATGTGTATTTCTGTTCGTCCGGGTATAGAGTGTAAGATGGACGATTATTCATACCATATCTAAATGAATCATATAAGTGATCCTCAATAAACTTAGTATCAACATCTTCTGCATTAGAAGAATCAAGAGGCAGAATAGGCATAATTCTAATTAGATTTCTGCAATTCCTGAAAATCTTTACTCCAACTTCATTGGTATAACTATTAACTTTTAACCTACGATGAAGTTCAATTTTACCACGAACTCTACTACCTTTACTCTTATCTGTTTTAGTCCACCTAACACCAGCTTGAATCATAGTCTCAGCGATGCTTGGTCCACGTTGACCGCGTTCTGCCCAACTCTCAGTATCTAATGGGCCAGTAAGTATTCCGGGGTCATTCCATTCTAGTTCAATAATCTTTTCAGCTAGTGCATCTGCGTCTAAATTTTTTTGGTAAAGTTCCCTGTATACAAATACTGTTCCATTGGGAGCAACTGCATACCATAAAACAGCAGAAGGGGCTACATAACCATAATCACAAGATCTATACCGTTTCCAGTGGTTAGGAATTTCAAAAGGTTCACAGGTATGGACCTTATGATCAAACTCAGGAAAGGCTGTATCTTCAGCTACATCCCAATCTCCCTCCAATAGTCGTCTTCGTTGTACTTCTGGAAGAGAGGATAACATTGCCAGATATTCTGGCGACTGCATAAGATATGGATTATCAGATAACCTAGCAGGAATAAATCGTCGTTTAAATAATGGTAGTCCGCGTAATTCTTGATCTACAATTGCAAGCTGTGGATAACGTAAAATATCTCCAGTCTCAATATCCGTTGCCCAGAAAGATTCATTATACGGAGCAGGATGAATAAACATCTTCTTAACCCACCAACCACCAATACCACCGGGGTTAGTTGTTGCTCTCATATACGTCTGGATAGTTTTATCTGTAGTACGAAGACGAGAACGTAGATAATCCCAAACATAGGGTGTAGCATAGTGGGTTAACTCATCAACACCAATCCAAGTAAAAGCTTGTCCTTGGTAACGGTGCACATCAAGATCATTCTCCACGAAGCTCATAATAAACACAGCACCGGATGGAAAGGTCCAACGAGACTTCTGTTGGTTCCATTTTGCTCCTGGGAAAGCTTTAGGATATAAGTCATGAGACTTATCAATAAGCTCTTGAAGTTCTGGCATACTCTTACGTAATAGAATCGGTTTGTGGTTTCTATTATGAATATACCTAAGTGGATCAATCAACATAGCGTATGATTTACCACCACCGGCTGCTCCACCATAGAGCACTTCTTTTTCAGGCGCTGCTAAGAAGGATTCCTGTGCTCCTGCATTTGGTCTAAAGATAACATCTGTATCTGGGTTATCAACAATTGTTTGAGCAGTTGGTGTAGCGTCTTCAAGATCAGTAACTACATATCCAACTTTACTTTTACCAGATAACTTATCAGAGAAATCTTTAGTAGCAGTAAGTTTCTTCTTAGAAGCTGCTAATTTATCTTTAGCTTTCTTAGCAGCTTTGGCAGCTTTAACAGCATCATCTTTAGTGCGTTTAAGTACTCTTGCAGCAGAAAGCTTAGCTTTATGCTTTGAACTAAAATTATACTGTCGTTTCTTTGTCTCTTCAATTTTTTCTACCATGGATAAAATGGAGGTGTCATAAGGACACCCCCAATTATTTAGCTTGTAATATTCTCTTCAGCCCAAGTGATACTAACTGAAAGATCAACAGTAGTTGTAGATAGCATATTCATCAGAGAGAGAACTCCTCCTGGTGGTACGATAATTGATCCATCAATTCTATCTTCTGATACACCTTGTGGCTGAGTAATAGCAGTACTTGCACCAGCAGCATTCAGAATAGTAATTGGTGAAGGACGAAGAATTCCAAGACTTCCACCAAGACCAGTCAATGCAGTACTCATTGCAAATGCTTTGGCAACTGAGCCAGACGATGCTAAAGTAGAACAATTAACAGGAGTACTACCAGTCGAAATAGATGATTCTGATGTATCTTTATACCAAGTAAATCCACCTGGAGCTACAGCCGAATCGTCTATCGTTGTAGCAACAACAGTAGCATTTAGTACTACTAGATTTTTTCCAGTACCAGTGTCATTCCAAAGCCCAATAACAGGTTTAGAAGTAGCAGTTACTCCAGTAGCAACTGCATTAGCTGCTACTAGAGGTGTATTGCTGATACCGAATGTGTATACATTTCCACGAACATTCGCATCATAGTATTGTGCGAACGACTGACTTGTCCGTGAAATCGCATTTTGCATTCCTGTACTCATGATAACTCCTTATTGTTATTGTGTTGCAGGTCTAGCACCAGCAAAGTAGATGTAGTCTATTGATAGATCAGTATTAGTTTGCGCATCAACTGCGGAATCCATTCCAATAAACGGAATGAGCAATGATGTAGTAGCAACAGCTGTGGTTACGGTATTAGTCAAAACACCATTAACATAGAACCTAGCATCACCATCTTCATCAACTTCAATACGTAAAGTATAGTATTTATCTGCTGTCGTAGTAACGCCGGTTGATGTTTCAGCAGCAGATGCACCAATTGTACCCGCATTTTCAGATGAAACTTGCCATACAGTATTGGCAGTAGCATCAAAATCAAACAAGAACAGTGCAACATTGGTTACGGTTAGGCCACCGTCTGCAACTGTACCACTATTGGCAAGATGCAGTAGGTTTTCTGAACTTTCCGCAAGTTTATCAGATAAACCAACATTAATAGTACACCCAGTAACATGACTAGTAGAAACACGAGCTTCCATAACAGTAGTACCAAGACTTACCAAAGAACCCTTAGAAAGAAGAATTAAGCTAAGGACACTAGCATCATTAGTACTGTTTCCATCACCAGAGCCTATAGTAATGATACCTTCTGGTACACCAGCAGTTGTTGCTGCAGCAGTAGCATCACCATCACTACCAGCAAAAGTAATCCAGTTATCAGGCACAACGCCAGATACAGAAATAGCTGCATTTGTAAAATCATCAAAGATTTCAAAATGGGTTTCTCGGCATGGTTGATTCTTAGTACGGTCTGCGTACCACTTAGTGGCACTAGTAGCCGAAAATACAGCGGTCTGACGCGGGCTAAGATAATAGGCCGTGTCTTCGGACAGGTCATTAATATTATCATTTCCGCCACTGACAGGATAAACCAACAGAGCGTAATTTGTATTGTCATTTACAATAGTGTACGGTCCTGCATTAGTCGCAGCAGCCGGTAATGCCACACCAGCAGCACCAGTGGCACCTGTAACAATATTATTAAAAGCCGTAATAACAGTAGCATCAGAAGCTGCTGTACCAGCAGCAGCTACAACATTAGTAGCATTTCGATCAAGTCCCGCAGAATCTACTCTAAGCACGTAGGCTTCATGCGGGTCAGTAGTAATACTCGCCATAATTTATCTCCTTAATTTACTTTATTAAATTTATATAACATTATTTTTGAAGCCTAATAAATTTAGTAGCTCCTATCTAGTATTTTTTTTATACCTCTAGGAGTAAGTTTTCGCCCAGTATTAGCTTCGACATAACGAGATGCCTCACGTAAACTGAGAGTTCTACCTTTTTCCCGTAATTCTTGTAGTACTTTCTGATCCTGATCATTCTCAATAATTAAATGATCGTTTTCTGGATGCAGAACATATCCAAAAGGCACAGTTGAGGAAGTTCTATTCCTCGTCTTTATTGTCATTTGTATTTATTTTACTTGGTATAATAACTAAACCACTCGAACTATCGACTGTTACATTCAGCCGATCCTTCTTTACTAATCCTATACGATCCAAAATATCTTTGGCATTAGTAGTATGGACCTTCTCATGCATATCAGTTCCTTCGGAACTTAATCCATCAGTAAGAATTTTAGCAGCTTTTCCAGCGTGGAGCACTAACTGTTGCTCAACACAATCTAGAAGATATTCCTTATAATTTCTTATAAGTTCATATCCATATCTATACGTATAATTTGCTTCTACAGTTGCATCCCGTACAGATGTACCTGCTGCAACAAGATCAAAGAATAATTTTTGTTGATCATTTTCTGGTGTCTTCATTATTTCTTCTTCTTTTTAGCCATTCCAGCAGTACTAGTTCTTTTAAAGCTACGATTAGCAAATTTACTTTGTGGCTTTACATTAGATCGCTTATTATCCGTAGATCTATTATTCTTATGCGTTACATCTTTCCCATCGCCCTTTGCAACGGCTCCTTCTTTCATAAGAGCAGAGCGCGCTTAGTAGGATGGCGAGGTATAGTAGTCATAATTATCTTTGTGCTGGGGCAGTCGTCGAAGGTTTATCAGATGCTAATTCAGTTTTGTATATATTTCCTTGCCATAAAAAGGTTGATTTTCCAGATTTTCTGGCGGCATCAAATGCTTCACGGAAACTTTGTGTATTAGCCTGTCCTTGCGATCTAGCACTAGCACCAACATCACCAGCATAACCTGGACCCGTTGCAGTAATTGGCGCTCTCTGCGGGGCAGCAGGAGCAATGCCTTGTTGCATAGGATTAACAGCAGGACCAGTAGGTGCTGTAGGCATAGGCATAGAACTTGGAGCACCAACCGGAAGTCTACGAGCTTGCATTGGTGGACCAGCTGGTGGTCGCTGCCTCATCTGAGGGGGAGGAGAAGGAGGAAGAGGAGCAGAAGGAGAGGGAGGAGGGGGAGGAGGAAGTGGTGGCTGTGCTAATGGGCGTATAGGACTAGGAGCACGCATACTCCTGCCACCTAGGGCTTCTGGAGAGTATGGATTACGGCTAGCATTTAATCTAATATTCTCTTCAGACTGTCCCTGTGGCAAGGCGTTATCCAGTGCTTCAATATTATCTATCAATTTACCTTCCTGAGAAGGTGTAATATTTTTAGCCTTTTTATCACCAGATGGCATAAAGGGGCTTACAGCCCCCATTAAATCGTGGACAACACGAAAAGCCTTGGTTTCAGATCCAAGGTTCTCAACAAGACTAGGAAATTCTGTAAATGCCCGTTGTAAAGCATTCATACCGGCTTTAGAAGCCATAGATATAGAATTATTACTAGTAGGTATATCTGGTGAAGTAATACGAGGTGCTTTGGTTAGAGCATTTAAGAGTTGTGGAGCTTCTGTAACTTCCGAAAGATTAGCCATTAAAACTCCTAAATTTTCTATTGTGGGATTTAATCATTATAAAAGTTACCTCCGGTAATGGAGTCAGTAATCAGATTATAGATAATATTCTGTTACCTGGACTAACTTTTGTCACCTGGACTCGTCATTACCGGAGGCAAAGTAGTTGTTATAAAATTACACTATTCGTATGCTCAAATTAATTTTAATTGGTGTAGCACCTTGAATGTAGCGTATAATATATATTATACAGTGTTTAAAGTATCTTGTCAAGTAAAAAATGCATACGTGGCGATATTATTTTTAATATTTTTATTATTAGCTCTGTAACCCTTGCTCCTCCTTAGTTACAACTTCTTCAGCTAAATCTTCAATAGGGGCTTTCGTGGCAGCAGTATCAGGTGTATTATCACCTTTCAACTGCTTTATGGACATTCCAGTTAAAGCTTGGGTATATGCCATGCCCATAAGAAAGGAGTTTCCAAGCTGATTTGCAACAACATTGGCATTATCTTCCCTATCTAATGTTACACTAAAGTTAGCGTTAAGAGGGGTTACAATTTTATATTTACAAACACAGGCGTCACCTTCACCCTCTTCAACTTTCTCAATATTAAATATTTCCATTAAATTAAAATCCAATCTTCTGTTAATAAATCTGTTTGAGAGGGTGTCCAAGGAACATACTTACCCTCAGTAGTCATCATAACAATAAAATCTTTAAATCCTCTGTAGTGGTTATTGCCATGATTATATAAAATAATCCATATATGTCGATTATTCCATCCTCGTCTAGATACTTTCTTACCTTCTTTTATATACTCATATACTGTAGCAAAACTAAATACATTAGTATTCTTGGCAATAGTATGACCCGCCTCTATTTGGTCACTAGCTAATTCTCCCAATAGAGAGTGGCCCCACTGTTCTGCTTTATCTTTAAACTCGTTCTGATCACCTTCATCTATATTAGTTGTATCTACCATTATTTAACTTTCCTATTCTGTTCTCCTTTTATTTATTCGAGGCGAATGCTGAACCTGTTAGAATCGCACCGAATGCTAAATGAAATAGTCCACCGCCCATAAGAGTAAACGGACTATGTTGCCCTGTTAGTTTCTTCATTAATTCCAGTTGGACTAATACTTCATCGGTGCTATTAATTATGTCCATGAATAGTGAAATATCTGGTCTATTAATACCATACCATATTGGCACGAACATAAAATCATAGAAACAAATAAGCAGGTAAATACTTAACGCCATCCAGCGCCATGTCATGGTTGCCTTTTGTGCTGACGTTAAGTTCCCCTCTTTCATATTATACGCAAGGAGGGGTACACATAACTGAATTGGTTAATACAACAATAGTGACTATTACTGCTACTACTATTGCCCCAATTATTAATGCAAGTTTAATATTCATGTTTTATCCTTATTATTTATAAGCTATAATATATTAAATGATTCTCCACAGCCACAACTAGATTCAACATTCGGATTCTCCAGTTGAAGGATTGATCCAGAAATATCTCGCTTATAGTCAATATTCATGTTCATTAGATACATTAAAGACATGCTATCTAGAACAAGTTTATTTGTATCGTTTATATTTATCACTTCATCAAGTTGTTCGGGGCCTTCAGTAAACTTCCACTGATATGAAAAGCCCGCACAGCCA